AAGCTTATTCAAGCGTTGACACAGGTTCAAATTCATCATATACAGATGTTGCAACTGGATCAAATACAAGTTATAGTGACGCTGCATAGGAGATAAATTATGGCATCAACATACACACCTTTAGGGGTAGAACTTCAAGCAACTGGTGAAAACGCCGGTACGTGGGGGACAAAAACTAATACCAATTTACAAATTATAGAACAAATTTCTGGTGGCTATATTGCTAAATCTATAGCAGGCGGAGCTCAAACAACTGCATTATCTGTTTCTGATGGTGCTACAGGTGCAGAACTTTCTCACAGAATGATAGAATTTACAGGGACTATTACAGGAAATCAAATTGTAACAATACCTTTAGATGTTCAAACTTTTTATTTTTTAAGAAATTCAACATCGGGTGCATACACAGTACAATTTAAATATGTATCTGGATCAGGAGATTCTTTTACTTTTTCAGCTACAGATAAAGGCGATAAAATTGTTTTTGCAACAGCAAACGATGGTACAAACCCTGACATAGACACATTAGCTATTGGAACTGGTATAGCAAGTGTTGTTGAAGATACAACACCTCAACTAGGTGGTAATTTAGATACTAACTCACACAATATTTTAATAGATGATGCTCATTTTATTGGAGATGAAAATGGTCTTGAACAAATTATATTTCAAACAACTGCTTCAGCAGTTAATGAATTAGAAGTTACAAATGCAGCAACAGGTAATCCTCCTATCCTTGGAGCAAGTGGAGAAACAAATGTTGATCTTCATTTAAAACCAAAAGGAACTGGAGAGCTTAGAATTGGAACAGGTGCGGCTGCAGCTACATTAACAACAAGTGGTGCACATGACCTTGTTTTAGACACTAATTCTGGGACAAATTCAGGAACTATTACTATCACAGATGCCGCAAATGGAGATATAACAGTAGCTCCAAACGGAACAGGTAGAGCAAAAGTAACTAACGCAACATCAAGCTCAACACAAGTTGTAACAACAGATGGAAAAGCTATTGCATTGTCTTTAGTTTTCGGATATTAATATCAAAGGAGAATAAAAAATGGCAACACCAAATCTTGTAAATATAGCAACAATCACACCCAAAAACGCTATGGGTACTTTAGGTGATACTAACAGAACTACTATGATTGATGTACCTGCAGAAACTGCAGTAAGAATTGATACAATATTATTAGCAAACATTGATGGTACTAACGCTGCTGACGTAACAGTAGAAATTAGTAATGACAATGGTTCAACTTATTATAAAATTGCAAGTACAATTTCTGTACCTGCAGATTCAACTTTAGATTTAATTGCAAGACCTATCTACTTAGACGAAACAGATTTAATCGCTGTAACAGCTGGCGCTGCTAGTGATATAGCGTTCCATGTTTCTTATGTAGAAATGGTAGACTAGGAGAATAAATGCCAAAAATAATTAAACCCGCAAAAGGTACTTTTACAACAGCAGATATTACAGTCGACTCATCTGGAAGAATTGTAGCTGCGGCTACAGGTTCAGCTGGAGGTGGGGTTAATGTAGCAAAAAACTTTTTTGACACTGGTTCTGGAACTTGGACGGCTAATGCAAATGCTACAAGTGCTTCAGCTTTTATTAAAGGTGGCGGCGGTGGCGGCGGAGGATTTCAAAATAACGTTCCTTCTCCAAAACCTGGTAAAAGTGGAGGTCCTGGAGGCTACGGATTTTTCTTTGCACCTGTAACAGGTGGTGATTCTTATGCTTATTCAATTGGAAGTGGCGGTAACGGCGGACCTAGTCAACAACAAGGACAAGCAGGTCAAGCTAGTTCGGTAACTAATATAGGAACAGCAAACGGTGGAACTGGTGGAGGACGTGGTCCACAACCTCCCGGTAATCCAGGAAACGCTCCGGGTTCAACAGGTGACTTTTCGGGAAATAATACCCTATTAGTTACGGGAGATTCATCTGGCGGTGGCGGCGGCGGTGCAACAGGTGGATCTGGACAAGCCGGACAAGCTGGGTTTATTTTTATTTACGATAATTCGGGATCAGTATAATATGGCAAAGTATGTTATTAAAGATAGTGATAATAATTACCAATTCATCTGTGAAGATACAGAGTCTAGAGATTATTGGATAAATACATATGCAAATTGTAGTTCTTATGAAGAAATATCTGATGCCGATTTTACAGAATTACAAAAAAATAATAAACAATTTACATCAACACATCCACTAAATACAACTTTGATTGATGGTCCTTCTGATATAGATGAAATTGAATATACTCAAGAAGAACTTCAAGAAAGATTAGAAGTATTAATAAATCGTTTAGAAAAACAAAATAGTAACACATTAAACCCTCCATCTATTTGGGCTACAAATTTAACTGCTTTAAAAGCAATTGATATAAGTTCTTTATCTTACCCAGTCACAGGCAAGTCTTGGCTTGACTGTTTTTTAAAAAATAGTATAAATGTTCCATCTTCGATGGAATTTTAATGAATGAAAGAATAATTACTTTTTCTGCTAGTAAGATGTTAGCAGAGGACAAAGAACTACAACCTGAACCAGCTAAATTAAATATACCGGATTGGTATAAAAAAGTTCCAAATCCACTAGATAAACGTACTATAAAAATGTGCAAACCTTTTTTAGATAGTTTAACTGCAGGGTATATTTTAAAAAATCCAATTGATCAAAAAATTAATTTTAATACACCTGATCCAAATGGAAAAAATAATACTTGGGTAGAAGTGCATCCTAACTTAGAAATTTTTGGAGAAATTTTTAGACAATCAATGAACTTTAATTCAGGAACGGAAACACATAATATAGAACAAGTAGGTGGAATGACATGTCCATATGTTAAACAAAATAAAGCATTTGATATTTACAAAATTTTAAATCCTTGGACTGTAAATGTGCCCGCTGGTTATTCTATACTTTATATGCCGCCTATAAATAGACCTGACGATAGATTTGAAATTATATCTGGTATTGTAGATGGTGATCATCCTTTACCTGCAAATTTTCCTTGTGTGTTTAAAAAAGAAGGTAGTTGGATATTAGAAAAAGGAACACCTATAGCATCTGTTTTTCCGTTTAAAAGAGAGGCTTGGAAAATGAAAATGGAACAACACGACGAAAAAGATTTTTTAAAGAAAGCATTTAACTATGCTTCTAAATTGAAAAAATGGTATGCAGAAAAATATTGGAAAAGAAATAAATGGAACTAAAAAATTTAATTGGTGAGTACAATTTTTTAACACCTAAACAAGTATCTATATTTTTAAGAACTTTTAAAGACGTAAATAATTTTACAGATTCGACTGTAGTATCTGAAAAAGGAGATGGAGTAGTTGATAAAAGTGTAAGATATGTAAAAGATTATGGTTTAAGTAGAAACAGAACTTTAACAGAAACACATTGGTTTAATGTTCTTTGTTTTCTTTTAGGAAAAATTTCAAATATTTATTTTCAAGATAGAGAAATTAATAATAGAATTCAAAAGATTTCAGACTTAGTGCTTTTAAAATATACTAAAGGAGGTTTTTATAAAACTCATTGCGATAGTGGCACACATAATCACAGAGAACTTTCTGCAGTAATATTTTTAAATAATGATTATGAAGGAGGTCATTTACAATTTTTTGAACCTAATTCAAAAGATTTAATTTTAGATGTAAAACCTGATGTAGGTAAAGTGGTTTTGTGGCCAAGCAATTATTTGTTTCCACATCAAGCTACACCAGTAACAAAAGGAACAAGGTATACAATAGTATCATGGATGATTTAAAAAAATATGTTTACATAAAAAACATTCTTTCAAAAGATGAAAGAGATATGTTGTTTAATTATGCTAAAATGTATAATGCTCAAAATAAATGTGTTTTTGAAAAACACTCAGCTTTATTAGAAACTTTTGAATACGGCGGTAGTTTAACAGATTCTTTATTAGTGTCAAAAAAGAAACAAATAGAACAAGCAAGTAATTTAAAATTAATAGAGACTTATAGTTATTGGAGATTATATAAAAAATTTTCTGATTTAAGCAAACATACAGACAGAGATTCTTGTGAAGTTACGGTAAGTGTAACTGTCAAATCAGATTTAAAAGATTGGCCTTTATTTATAGATGGTGAAAGAATAATTATAGAACCAGGTGATGGCGTATTATATTTTGGTAATAAACTAAAACACTGGAGAGAAGAATATGAAGGGGACTATTCTTTTCAAATTTTTTTTCACTATGTTCTTGAGAATGGAAAATTTAAAGATTATAAATGGGACAAAAGAGAATTATTAGGAATAGGTATTAGCGGTGCAGTTTAAATGGAACAAAGATAGTTGTGAAATAATTTTTTCTAAAAAAGAAAGAAAATTAATTAACGACAAAGGATTAGTAACAGTTGATTATAAAGATGGAAGAGCTTTTGTTAATCAATTAGCTAGAATAGTAACTGAAATACATATCAACTATAAAGAAAATAATCCTGATTTTGAAAAAGACTTAAGTTTTGATGACTCAAAAGTTAAATTAAAATGAGCTTTTAAACACTAGGAATCTGTGATATTTGGTATAGTATTAGAAAAAAAGGATCCTTATGTTACAAAAAATAGGTTTTCAACCAGGCATAAATAAACAAATTTCAGAAACCACAGCAGAAGGCCAGTGGGTAGACTGCGATAATGTTAGATTTAGATATGGCACACCTGAAAAAATAGGTGGTTGGAAACAATTAGGAACGGATGATTTAACAGGAGCTGTAAGAGGGCTTCATCATTACGTTAATAGTCTAGGTAGAAAATATGCAATTATAGGAAGTAATAGAATTCTATATGCATATTCAGGAGGTATATTTTATGACATACATCCTATTAAATCTACTACTACACTTACGAGTGCTTTTAGCACTACTAATGGATCACCAACAGTTACAATAACTTTTTCTAGTGCTCACAATATTACTGCAGGTGAAATATTGTTATTAGATAATTTTACTACAATAACAGGATCTAATTTTGGTGCCTCTGACTTTGATGATAAAAAATTTATGGTAACATCTGTGCCATCAACAACAACACTTACAATTACAATGCCTTCTAATGAAACAGGGTCTGGTGCAACAACATCAGGTGGTATTAGAATTCAACATTATTACCCTGTAGGGCCAGCTGTACAAGCAGAAGGATTTGGATATGGTTTAGGGTCTTGGGGTGGTGAAGCTGCAGGAGCAGTTACAACAACTTTAAATGGTGCAATCAATGATTCTACAACTACAATAGTATTATCAGACGCATCACAGTTTCCTGATTCTGGAACAAACTTTATTTTAATTGGCACAGAAGAAATATCTTATACAGGTATTTCATCAAACACTTTAACAGGTGTTACAAGAGGAGTTCGAAACACAACAGCAGCATCTCATAGTGATGGAGCTACAATTACAAATACTTCCGATTATGTTGCGTGGGGTGAAGCGGCCTCAGGTGATTTAGTTATTGAACCTGGTATGTGGTCATTAGATAACTTTGGTGACAAAGCAATTTGTTTAAT